GCGTCGTAGGCTTGGACTGTGGAGCCGATGTCCGTTGTTTCGAGCATATTCGCAATATCAGCATCGACAACGATAGTCGCATCGTAGGCTTGGACAGTAACTCCAATATCCGCATCTTTCAGGATTGTTGCATCCGCAGTCTCGTAGGTACCGAAATCGCTAATCTGGGATTCCGTAATAGATAGCGAAGCTTGGTGCTGGGTTACAGAAGACGCCGTGATATTTTCGTCCGGTACGTCTGCCCATGTTACCGCCGATGTGAGGTCGTTTGTTTCCGTAAAACTCGTGAGGTAACTCTGGAGATCACTGATTTGAGATTCGGTGATTGTTGCGTTGGCATCGACGTAGGTTTGCACATCAGTCATCGCAACCTGTTTCATCGTACCCGCATCATTGACAACTACCCGGTCAGTACCCACGAGAGTCGTTGCAGTAGCCGTTGTATCACCATCGATAACGTTAACTTCAGTAGCTGTTGCGGTAACATCCGTGAGGTCTGTTGTCGCGATAGAAATGTCGCCTGTACCATCAAATGAGTTACCCGCAATGTCGCGGGCTGTGGCTAGGGCAGTTGCTGTATCGGCGTTGCCTGTAACGTCCCCCGTTACATTCCCGGCAACGTTACCCGTCAGAGGGCCTACAAAACTCGCGGCCGTAACCGTTGTCGTTGAGTCGATCTTAGCTCCGGTGACAGCATCATCAGCGATACCGGCCGTTTGAATCTGTGGACCTTCCCCAGTAGTTCCGTCGTGGGAATGGCCCGTCGATGCATTAAAGGCCGCCTGAACCGCATCAAACTCTCCATCGAGGTCCGACGCATTGATGACGTTACCATCCGCAATATTATTAGAAGTATCGTTACGAACGTATCCAGTTCCCATTATTACCTCCGACCGTACTGGCCGTATTGTAAGAGCATTGAGTCAAGTGAATACGGGGGATCATCCGAAACACTTGTGAAGTTAAAAGCAACCACGTTGCCCGACCCTGTCAGTTGGGTGTCAAATATGTACTGAAGTCTGCCGCCAAAAGAGCCGCCACCGTACTCAGCCTGACCGTAGAAAGCAACCTGCGCCGCTACGTTTGAGAACTCGACCTCGTCAGGTTGTACGACATCTGTCTCACCAAAATCAAACTCCGTAGACATCTCCGCAGTAAAACCACCTTGCGGATCGAGAAATAGTTTTGCTTTGTAAAGACTCTTTCGTGTTGTCGGGTCAGTGATAGAAAGAGCTGGGGTCTTAAAACTCGCAGGTATTTCAGCACCGTCAAAACTATTGCCCGACTCCATTTGGTAGACGTAGCCGTCGTCATTTGCGAACAAAACGTACTCGGTGTTATCGTTCAAGCTACTCGAGGCAACGTAGGCGTTGATACCGCGGAGTTCCGCCCACGCCATGCCTTCCCCGCCTTGTTCCGCAAACTGAGTGCCGAGAATTCCTCGAGCCGCTCGATCCGTATAACTTTCGTTGTAGCCGAGCAATCGGTATTGGGACTTACCCCGGATAACAACACTTGAGAACGTGCTAGACGCCCGGACAAACGCAGACATTGTTGGCTGTATTAGCTTCGATACAACCGCGAGTCCAAAGTCATTGTTCCTGTCTGTTGCACTGAGGAGACGTAAACCATCAGGGCCCAAGAACATAATATCACCACCAACTTCTTGGGCAGTGTCAGGACGTACTGCGCCAATATCACGGGTAACAGGTACGACGTTAAAATCTGCAATCGTTGACCCGGATATTTGGTGGATAGAACCTTCCGTAAAAATAAAGAGGTTTTCGCGGAAAGAGATCATGTCTGTGATCGCTCTATCAAACTCTATTGTACCGGCACCAGAGGCTGGTGTAAAGTCTGTGTCGCTAAAAGGTGCTGAAAATGTTAGGGTTGTTGCTTTTGCAAAAAACAGATGGTTCTTGTGCTCAATAACATCTGTCGCACCATCAATGTCTCCGGTCCCTGTTGTGATCTGTGCAAAGGTTGTACCATCAAACTTATACGGAAGGTCATTGCCATCCGTAATAATCAGTACGTCATTAGAACCGAAGTGATGTTTTGCGAAACGAGTACGGGCTGATCCACTAATATTTATACCGGATGAACTGTAAGTTGCGTTGTCTGTAAGTTGCGTCCAACCCGCTCCACCCGATTGATAGACGTGAGTTCCACGAGTAGCAATAGCTGATTGCTCAAACTCGACAACCCCACGAACTGCACCGCTACCGGCTAACTGAGCGTCATCCCATTTGGAATAGCCCTCGATACGACGATAGCCACCCTCAACCGATGGCTCGAAATTACGGAGAGTTACCGCAGATCCCGGAAACTGGAGCCCTTGTTGTACAGGTGCCATATTTGTAATTAGGCCACCTTTAAACTCGAGCGGGAATGTTTGCCATCTATCCATTTAGAAAGACCTAAAGTAGGCATTCTCATTGATGAGAAGGGTACGCATATTCTTGATACCATTCTCGAATTTATTCTGAGACATGCCCGCGAGTTCAATGTTATCGCGGAACATGTATGCGTAGTACATCATGCCGTCGACAACAACATGCCGGAATCTTTCGGGTACTGTCGGTACATCATCGTACGACTCAAGATCCACCGGCTCCATGTAAAACTCGTACTCAATCTCGTACGCTTTATCTGGCATCGGAACAATCGCAAAGTTCTCGTCCGGCGTCCTCGCTACATTTCGGGGTACGCCCCCTACGGCTGTATTTGTCTCGTACTCCTGATCGATGTATTTATCTAGGTACTCGATGTAAGTCATTTGTACAAGACGACGACCCTCGCCTACACTGAGATTAGTATTTCTCTTGACGCGGAAAGAACTAAAGTCAACGTACTTCGTATTGTCGGGAACAGCATACCGAGACACCCCGGCAGTTAAGGTAAGCTCTTCCTTATTGTGGTTGTACGGCCAAAAGAAGTGCGCTTGGTTGATGTGGCGTATAGAAGAGTTTACCGCTTCTTTTAATGTTGCGTAGAATCCCTTCGCTGTGTCAAAGTTGCTCGATGTTAGCTGAGTTTCGTTGAGGCGTAACGCACCATCATTTACAAGTCCTAGAAAGTTATAGGCCATTATGAACGCTCCCGTACACGTAAGTTGACTTCACGGGCTGTCGTGATCTTTGCGTTGGTTTTGCTCGAGACACTCGTGCGGATTTGGCACTGGAGTGTGTACGTCGTGTTTGCTGTCCCTGCGTCCAAGACAATCGTCGCAGTTGTCGTGGTATTAGTCGTGCTGTTGACCGTGAGGCCATTGACAGTGTCACTACCTGATATTGTCTGGTACACACCATCCGCATCCTTGATCTTCCACACAACAGCATCACCGCCTGTGTCAATCGTGAGGTCGCCTAAATAACGAGACCAATCGACTGTGTAGTCCAAGATCTCATCGGGGTCTTTGTCGGGAAACTTCAATGCCATTTTATGCGGCCACCTTTAATTCTCGTGAAACTTCTTGCGTAACATAAACTATGCGGGATTCTGCGCTCGTAACCTTGATAGTTCTCGATGTTTCCGCTCGTACATATACTGTGCGGTCTCGGTCGTACAACTCAGGGTTAAAGTAGAAGGATACGTAACCCGATGCAACAGTAGTCGCTGTGCCTGTCGCTGTACCGGAAATCTGGCTAGCTATTTTTCCGGACCCTGTGGTCGTCGATGTCCCGACAACACTCGACTCGACAAGCCTTACGGCAACTCCAGTAGATTGTGTTGTAGCAACCCCTAAAGACGATCCAGAAGGTACTTTAACTGAGACTATCGTCCCTGATACCGTGGCTGTGCCTGTAGAGGTTCCGAACGTGTTGGCAACCGCTACAGCTCCAGATGATCCTTCGGCGGTACCTACCGCTGACGCAGTTGCAAACGCTAGGACGATAGTGTCGGAGGTACTCTCCGATGTGCCCGTAACAGAAGACGTTACGTTTGCAATACCGTCCGCAGTCGAGCTTGAAGTTGCGGTACCTGTAGCGCTACCCGTTACAACCCCAATCGCATCTGCTGTCGATGTATTTACCGAGGTTCCGACGACAGTGTCACCAATGCCCTCAGAAACGTCTACAGCGGCTCCAGTTACTGTTGTAGTACCCGTGCTTGTCGCCGTAGGATTCGCAACAGAGACAGCCGCTCCTTGCGTCGTAGCTGTACCAATAGCAGTCGATGTCGGATTGGCTACCGAAACAATTGTACCAGAGGTACTCGAAATGCCTACTACGGTGCCGGTCGAGTTGGCTAACTCTATAGCCTCCCCAGTAGTAGTTCCCGCACCGGATACGGAGCCTGATCCTACCGAAATCTCGACGGCAGAACCAGATGTGGTAGCCGCCGCGCTGATAGTTACGTCTGCGGGGCCGAGTGTTACGTTGGCTACCGCTACTGTCGCTGTGCCTGCCGCTGTACCGAAGGTATTCGCGATGGCAACAGATCCAGATGATCCTGTCGCGGTTCCTGTCGCGGTTGCCGATACATTGGCGACTGCATCCGCTGAGGAGCTAGTTACTGCGTTCGCTGTTACCGTTGTTGTTGAGTTGGCAACAGCTTGGGAACTCGAAGAACTTGTCGATGTTCCAGATACGGAGGATGTGACATTCGCAACACCAACCGCAGAGGTAGAAGATACTGATGTTCCTGTTACTGATCCTGCTGGTTCTGCAACCGAGACGGCAACACCAGAGGTAGTTGCTACGCCTGTCGCAGAGGCTGTCGCAACAATCGCTTGTCCGGATGTACCTACACTATAGGGTACTTCACCAAATGCGAATACTGCGAACGCCACTTAACTCTCCTTACGAACCTTCTGTGAGGGCTGGGGTTGCGGATAAGTATACGTTAGTTCCGTCAGGGCAGTAGTAGGACATGAGATACGTCCCGGCTACGTTGATTGTTGTGAGGTCTGCGTCGGATAGGAAGACATCGGCCGCTACGGTCGCGACTTGTGGAGTCGTGTTAACTAAGAGGATTGTTCCTGTCTGTCCTGCGGTTTC